ATGATTCAAACTATGAATAAGCTTATGGAAATCAATTCTATAGCTTATTCTTATGGTCGTGATATCGAAATTGACCTTTCTAAAACGAACAAGGTCACTGCTGCAGCCTCACTCTTGCTTTTTGCTATTGTTAATAGAGCGCAACTATGTGCTCGACCAAATCAGATCATCAAGATTAGTTTACCAACCAGAAAGCAAAACCCTGAAGGTTATACTTGGATCGTATCCACTGGCTTAGCTAAAGCTTTACTTGCTAATGATTTTGATAAACTTGATGAACTAACTAAAAGCGAAAGGTATTATCAGTCTTCCGTCAATCCCTACCTTCATCATGCTTATACTGCGCAACTGTTAAATAAAAAAGCTGATTTTACACCGGAACAGTTCTTGATGCTTGAGTCTGGAATCAGTGAAGCGATGCTAAATGTATGGCATCACGCTTATGACTCACAAAAATTTGCAGACCTGGTCGCATGTCTTGGGGGAAAACGTTGGTGGCAATGCGCATGGTTTAACCAAGAAAAAGATCGCGTAACATTTATAATCTGTGATCTGGGTATGGGGATACCAGTGTCATTTTCCAATCCTTCAATGACTAAGGAAAACTACATGGATGCAGCAATCCTTGCCAGTGCATGGAGTCCCGGTCAGACTAGAACAGGTGTTGCAGGAAGAGGTAATGGTTCTGAAGACATCAAACGTCCAATTGGCGCAGGTTGTACAGAAAATGAATCGTTGTTGGTTCATTCTGGCCATGCTCGCTATTGCAAATCCTCGGGAGAGGAAGCACCATCTTCTATCTATACTAAAGTAGGCGTTCCTGGTACATTGGTGCAATGGAGCTTAGTTCCGAAACGGGGGGAGTATGATAGTCATTAATGTTGCAAAGGATTTCTCGAAAACACCGTTTGGTCGTTACGTGGTGGATAGCCCGTCGAGTGCAGAGAAATTTAGGGATGAAATATTAATTCCTGCGTTGTTAAACAACCCAAGTGAAGAGATCATTGTTGATTTCTCGAATGTGATGGTTGGTCTGGGATCTTCTTTTTTAGAGGAAGTCTTTGGAGGGCTTATCCGAAAAAAAATCCTACCAAACGACGAAGTGAAAAGGCGTTTGAAAATTATAAGTAAACTGCCAATTTATGAGCAGCAAATAAATAAATTTATAAATAATGCTATAACAGAGGCTTTTTAGTTTTATGTCTCAATATGCTTGGGTTTTTGGACTTACAGGAAACCTCTTGGTTTTTATTGGGTGGGTTGTTGTTTATATTAATGCTAAAAATATATCCACCCGATCTGAAATAAAATCTGTAGTTGACAGTTTAGTGAAGAATTATACTGAGTTGTCAGATATAGGTATGAAATATTGGTTTGAGTGCGGTAAAGGTTATGATAACCCGGAACATTACATTGCCGTTGTAATGGCGAAAATAACCATATCATTCAAGATGTTGGATTTTTTAAAAAACAGAGGGCTCTCAATTAATAGTGATTTTGCAGCTATTAGTTATCTTTTAACATATGAATGTGAAACTGTAAAGAATTTGGAAGATATTGAGCGCTATTCCAAAGCAAATAAAATCAATAATGAAATCATGTTATCTACTACAAATATTCTTGATGCATTTCATCAAAAATATCCACCAAGCCATTATGTCGATTTGCACAAGTGGAAAAAAGAATTGGATGGCTATTGATATATAGCTAATCAAATCGCTGGGTAATCAATTATAGTATAATTTACCCAGCGTTAAAAATTCCTAAATTAGTCTAGTGGTTTTTTATCTAATGTTGCTACTAACTTTGTTTTCCTATCATAAATCAATACTTGAGATTCTGTTTTGTGCCCACTAAAAATTTGTTTTTCACGTCCAGAACCATCGTAGTCAGATATACCTTTCGCTTTTAAATCATGGAAAGTACAGTCAAGCGGTTTGCCAAGCTTATTGATTGCCGCTGTTCTTGCCTTTCTCCAAGCTTCGTTAAACCCTTTGTAAGAGTAGCGCTCCCCATACATCGTTTTTATGACCGCGCCATCCTCTCCCCATACTCGACACCGATCCACAGCTGCTCGTAAACGTTCTGTCCATGACTTTATTTGCTTAACCCCAGTTTTGCCTTGCTGGATGAAAATCCCTTTATCCATTATCTGGCTCCAATCCATTTTCAGAACATCAGATACCCTCGCTGCACACAAATAAGCAATTTCCATTGCGGCTTTAACCGGCTCACTGGCGTGTTCATAAATCGCTAGGTATTCTTCATCCGTGATGTAGCGATCACGCTGTGGTTTCGGAAACTTGTCAACTCCTACACATGGATTACCAGGAACGAACCCGCGTTGATAACCCCAGCGATAAACGCGGGACATCGAGCTATGTTCATGGTTGGCTTGGACACGACTTTTCTTTCCTCTGGCGTCCATGTAGCGTCTGACATGTTCTGGCCTAATGCCTTTGGCCTCAGCATCACCGAAAACGGTCAGCAGATATTTTTCATGTGCCAGATAGTCTTTCTGTGTTCTCGGAGCTAAATCAGCATAATCCGTGCTGTTAAGGAACTTCTTCCACAACTGTTGAAAGGTGAGTTGTTTTTTTCGACCTTCAACAACTTTCTCATAAGCTAACCAGACTTCCGCTTTAGAAGCGTTTGCTGGGGCTAGATTCTCGGTAGTACCTCCTGGCTTCCAGTAATAACCGGAAGGGCGGAAAAACACACCCTTCGGCATCCACTCATTACCAGGCGCTCTTTTGCGGCCCATATTATCTCTCTACAGCGTCAAAGTTCATGCCTGGAGTAGGCACATGGCCTGCTGGTGGAAGTATGCGTTGTACGGGATGGTTAATATGAAACCAGGTCGTTTTTATTGCTCCGTCCCGGCGTTCAATAAAAAAGATCCCGTTCTGCGTTAACACCTCTTTCTGCAGTGACTTTTGGGGCGAACCCGTGGCCTCTGTCAGTTCTTCATCAGTCAGGAAGCGATCGCTCATGAGTTGTTCTCCACTGAACCGGCTGCAACCGGTTATCTGCCACTATATGAACAAGACGAACAGCCCCCACGCAGTCCGTCATTACACCTTTTACACAGCTGGTGGTCTTGCATCACTCCTTTAAGTTGGTTGTATATTTCTGCGGGCACAATTGCCGGCATTGGCACGCGCAATTGCTGGCTTCGTAGCAAAAAGATTTCATCTGCATGCTCATGGGCTATCTGTTTCCAGTCTTCCGCTTCAGCTTTGAACCATGCCAGATCGTCCCGCATGCGCCGCCAGCGGCGACGCTTCAGCTTATTCGCTTTCACTTCACCTCCTGCGTGGCGGCAGCGATCATAAGGGACCAAACTAACTGGCGCGTCTGGCGCATTGCGCAATCTGGATCATTCCATGCGTGGTGTTGGCAACCTGATTTATGCAGCATCATTGCTTCTGTGGGCTCCTTCGGCACCATCACGTAACCATCCGGAATTACCGGAGAGTTGCCAACTTTGCGGCGTTCGCGATCCAGGTCAGTTTGCAACTGAATCACCCAGCGAGCGAGTTCACCTTTTTCCCCAGATTCAAGCCGCAAATCATCCAAACGATATTTATCAATCATCGCTGTTATCCTCACAGCAGTAGTGCCGCCCCTCTGGGTCAGTGGATACATGTCCACAGATATCGCACTCTATTTCATCTGGTGGAAACCCATCGGGCGCTGGTTGCCCTTTGATGTGCAACCGCGGCTCACCGTCTTTCGGCTCCGGCCATTCACGCTGCTTGTTGATAGCCAACTTTTCGAACATCGCATGGGTAATCTGCTCGTCAGTGATACCGGCACGACGCTGGGCATCCCACAGCAGGAATTGCATATCAGCCCACTCGCTCAGGTCTTCAGGCTCGGCAGCGGCTTCCAGTGCTTCTTTGCTGAGGTGCTTCAGTGGGCCAATCGGGCCGACATTACCGAAAGTAGCCTGTGACCACTCGGCGTGCTCGCTGCGTACCTGGTCGCGGTCCGGCGCTGACTGCGGCGCAGTGTATGGCTCTTCATCGAGATGAATTGGTGAGTTGCAGTTCGGGCAGTACCCATCACAATCACCAATAGCAGAAATCTCAACCTCATTTTGGCAAGACCAGCACGCTACTTTTTTCTCCACTGGCTCACCGACCAACGCAGGCGCTGGCTGCGCGTGGCGATATAGCATGATCTGGCGTCGCGGGTCGGCAAATTTATTCGCGGCACAGCCAATGCCAAACAGATAACCGCATGCACCTGCATTTGCGTCGCGAAGCTCTTCTTCATCAGTCCACGCCACCGGCTCGCTGTCCTTCTCGGTCTTGCGGCGTTCCTGTAGCTCTGCAAACGCATGGCGGAGGTTTCCCTCCACGCTCGCTGGTAGTGGGTAGCCGGACGTTGCCTGGCGCAGAGTCTCAGTCAGTTCGTCGTCAGTCAGTCTGGTTAATTTGCTGGTCATTGGTTGGCTCCCCGTGAAATTTTGTGGCCCGGCGCATAGCAGCGCTGGCGGTCTTTGCTTATGCGCCAGCCGTCTTTCCTCGCAGCAGTAGCGCACTCTGTCCACGACTCGCCGACATACTCGCCAAGGTCTGGCGATCCCCATTTAAGCGCAGTGCATTCCCCACAGTCGCAATAGAAGTGAGCTGTATAATTTGCAGAGATTGCCATCCCTCAGCCACCCCTTCAAAATCACGAGTGTGCCCGTTATTTTTCAGCATCAGGTCAATCAGTTTGACGTTGTGTGACCAGGCCTTATCAGCTTCATGATTTCCGCAACCAATCATCGAAGCGCAATCATCAGTAAGTCGCTTAATGGCCTCAAGCTGGGCTGGAGTTACGTTAATTTTCATCTACTTAGTCTCCACTTGATGCCAGTAGCGTTCAGAGCATCGAGAAGCATCTGCTTTTCGTATGCCAATAGTGACTGCGAACCCTGTTTAACCCACCATTCTGCAGGTAGCTTCACGGTGCGGGATTCCAGCTCCTCGCGCTCAACACGAAGACGCCCAACGGTAAGCATCAAATCCTGATTCTCTGCGTCGCGCTCTTTGGCGTACTGCTGCGCCCTCTCCAGCGCCTCTACCAGCTCGATGGTCTCTGCTGGAGACAGATGCTCACCACATTCAGCGTTGATTCTGGCTCTCTGCGCCAGTTCGGTGATATCAGTTGTCATGCGGCATCCTCCAGACCGATTAGCTCGGCAATCTGGGCCAGCGTGTCTTCGCTTTCACCAACCGGCTTATCCATCCAGTCAAACGAAATCAACTTGCCGGCCTCGATAACTCCGATGTTGAAATCGTCGCTTTCACGCAGCTTAAATCCGTGCCTGATAGCCTTATCGCGCTTATCAAATTTGACGCAGTCAGAGGTGTATTCAATGCCTCCGCCAGTTTCGTTGCACCACAGGTATTGCAGAATCACTATGTATGACTTGCTCATTTGTCGGTCCCCTCGCGCAGCATGACGCAGAACTCGTAAGCAGCATCTGGCAATGAGCGGTAGTAAGCTTTGGCCTCAACGAATACGGAGTTTTCGTCACCGCAATAAGCTGCAAATTCTTCCACCCCATCAGCCTTAATCCCGGCATAGATGCGATCGGTTGCGGGGGTTTCAGGCTCATAGCCATCAGCACTGACGTAGCGAGTAACCTCCTCCTCATAGAAAGTTTCAGGCTCGATGTGTCCCACAAAGCAATCGGTCTGGATGAATTTCTTCAGCCCCACATTCTCCGCAGCCAGCTGCCGTACCTTTTCACGCAAACCATTAGCGCAGTTATGGTTACCGTTTTTTCCGCGCGACCAAGAAAATCCACAATCACAGTGAAATACGTCCCCGATCTCTTTTATGTTCATGCTGTCCACCATTCGATAAACATGCAGATACCAACAGTTACTACGGCAATCAGCACCCAGCAGATCGCATCGAACAGGGCGGCAAACCGACGTAGCGTATATTTGCTGTAATGGTCAGGATCAAAATCCATGATCACCCCCGGTTAGCCGTAATGGCTTTTTGTTCTTCTACGATTTGCAGCACTTCAGCCAGGGCGAACCCTTCCAGCGAAATGGTGCCGTTAGGGTCAACACCGGCGAGAGTGATCAGCTCAACCAGGCGGCGCGCTTTTTTGACGCTGATTTCCGGAGCAATCAGGCTGCGGGTAACTTTTTTCTTACCAGCTGCAGCAGCGGTGGCCTTGTCCTTTTCCAGAACTTTACCGGCGTTCTCGCCATGCTCTTTCACACGATCAACAGCCACATCAACGGAAACTTCACCGGACTTAACGCTTAACTGGACGTCATGGTTAGCAGTCGATAGCGTCAGCAGTTTTTCTACGGTAGGAACGGATTTATGTACCAGCTTTGCGATCTCGCTGGTGGTCAGGTTAAAGACTGACGACAACTCTTTAACTACGGCGGCTTGCTCTACGTGCGAAAGAGACAGCTGGTTATTCGAAGTCATAACGCGAGCCAGTCGGTCAACGTCATTACCGACGAACGGTACTATGTGCAGACGGTCAACTGGCTTACCGGCTTCACGGCACCGCATATAGCAACGTTGGCGGCGGTGGCCTTCAACAATCCAAACACCACCTTCATCACGAATAGAAACTTCGAGAGGGGGGACCACGCCGCCATTCATCAGGAAATGAAATAAGTCGTCATCAGCCAGGCGAGTGCGCTCATCGTCTTCACGCTTGTTGAAGCCAGGCTTAACGTGAATATCGTCAATGCTGATAAACATCCCACTGTCAGGGCGTTTAATTTGACCGCTCTTGATCATCTGTTTGAAGGAATTAGCCATCAGATTGAATCCTTAGCGCCGACCACTGAAGAGGCGATATTCTTTAAATCCCGCGCCGCTTCGAGTGCATGCATATTTGTGCGCTGCTTCGTTTGGCGTTCAACAATGCGATCGCACTCTTTAGCCCAGGCCATTACTTCAGCCTTCAAATTGATGTTTTCGGCGCAGATCTGTTTAACCCACTCCTGGACATCAACCCCTTCAGGGCATTCGCTGCTAACGCGGGTAGCGGTAAGGGTATTGATTGCGGCGGAGCGTTCATCGCAAGCCTGTCTGGTGGCCGCCATTGAGATATCAAGGCGAGACGCCAGTTCTTTTAAAAGTGCCGCTGATGCTGGTGGATGGCCATTAGCGGCCTCGTATGCTTCACGTATCAGCTGCTGTGCTGTTTTGTGCATGTCATTTTCTCCAACTGACGCGCTGCAACGCGCTATTTAGGGTGCAGCAACCCAACCCATGGGAATGGGGGAGTAGGCTACTGCTCTGTTAAGTAACCGCTTGTGAGGACGCCATCACTGCAATGACGGCGTGCAAGTAATCTCCACACAACACAGGAGAGCACCAGTTGCTGCATCAGCCCGAGCTGATTGGGTGATGGGCCCGTCACTCGGTGGTGCTCTCGTGTCTTGTGTAAAAATGGCGGTTACCCATCAGAACATTATCCTCTTCCACTTTTGGCGTTGTGGAAGACTGGATAACCGCCAACGATGCAAACGTAAGAGGGTTTTGATAGGTAAATGCATGTTCCTCAATAATAAGTGCTGATGTACTATCCAATAGCGTACGGAGTACAAGTAGCCACCTGAAACAGTGAGGTCGAAGTATGGTCGATAAAGATAGTTTTCTGAATAAGCTTAATCAACGCGCTCAAGATGAACTATTAGCACAAGAAAAAGCTAAAGCTGAGCAGCAAAAATTACATGCCGAAGCAAATAAAAAAAGTGAAACATACATTTCAGCTATCAATGCATTGATATCAGACATCACTGATTGGATTTCTGGTGGGCCTTTTGAGCTAATAACAAAACAAAAGGAGATCCATGAACAAGTTAGTAGCAGGGTTGGTAAAGTAAGTTATGTTGTTAATCAATTATATCTTGTTTATAAGGGGCATAAGATTAACTTTAACCCCACGGGGTGTTTAAATACCTCCTATAATGGAAGAATAGAAATAGTTCTTGAAAGTCTTAAGTTAGAACAGGTTTACAATAGTATGATTTTTGCTCCTGACCCTGATGGTAATTATCAGTGGCATTTTGTTGATAGCCATAAGCCACTGCTTATAACTGGTGATGTATTCAGAGATTTCACTCTCAAAACTCTAAATATTAAATAGGCAAACCTATTATATTAGCGCCCTCTTCTAAGGGCGCTAAATAACTTGATACTTTTGTAAGCTGTGCCCATGGTGGAATTCGCCGTGTTACAGAGGGTGGAAGCTATCTGCCTTTGTTCTAAGCCTTCCAGATAATCACGCGTGGTCTGTGATTGGTTCCCTCGATTTCCCTTGCCAACTATCCACTTCGTTCAACATCCAGTATTTAGCCCGCATTCGCATTCAAGCCGCTGCGGGGGATTCTTACGTTTTCGCCACACTCTCGCAGTGGCTGCACCCATGCCCTTGAGTTCCTGTCGCATCATCGCCGCTGATAACCGGTGCGCGTCTAGCGTTCGCGCTGCTTTACCGGAGCTTGTTTTGATATAAGAACCTTGACCCGTCACTACACAGGCTCGCTCAATGGCGACTCAGGGCAGCATCACTACTGCTACATTGCTTTTCGGCTACGGTCGATCCGCTTTACTTGCACATGATGATTTCCTCCATTGGTTATTTGTTACTACACCGTATTGTCGACATCCTGTCTCGCCACGGTTCCGACGCATGGTTTAGAGTCGCGCCGTTCGACTATTAACGTTTGCACACATCACAACTGGAAGTGCACTCCATCTTTTTGATACCCGTCACCCATAACTGGTAAGTGAAGAGTGCGCTTTCATGTTGCGTGCCTGCTTTTACCCACATCAGGCGAGGTGGATCCTGGTTATTCCCCAACAACAAGGATTAGGTTAATCTGGATATCCCCAACAACAAATGGAGTTTCGATAATGAGCTATGACTACGAAGAGCGGCATATGCCTCCGTTTAAGAGGCCTGAGCCCCCTCCGAAACCTGATGATTCAGACTGAGGTGTGAAATGACCCGCGACGATATGATCTTTGATGTGAACTACTCATTTCATTTAGAGAAAATGTATTTCACTGTTCTTACTAGGATTGACAAAGCAATCACTATGCTATTAATCGTCTTGGGTTTTTCTGTTTTTGCACCTTTCATGAATTTATTTTTATTCGGTGTATCCGTTGCCTTTTTATCTGTTATTCAACTGGTCTATCAATTTGGACAGGCAGCTGGTCTTTCTAAAGAGCAGATGAGGCAATATAGAAGACTGCTCGTAGAGCTAAGCTCTCTAACAGATGAAGAGTTGCGAGAAAAATACATAAAAATTCAAGATGCCGACAGCATTCCGTGGCAGTCATTGCAAGAAGCTGCTTTTAAGCGAACCTGTATTTCTTTAGGAAGAAATTGCGAGATTAACTTATCCTTGAGAAAACGTGTTATTGCATGGATTGCCGGGGATATGCCGTGACTTTAAGGACTAGACATGAGCTCCCCTATCATCCCAAACCACGCACCTCCGTTCCCTAGGCCTCCTGCGCCTCAGCCAAAACCGAAGTAATTTGTTATGGTTGATATCCGGATTGTTAAAGAGCTAGCGCCCTACGGGGCGCTTTTTCATATCAGCGAACCACCTGATCATTAAAATCTCACCTGCGAGGCGCTATGCCTGTTCGCTGTCCCTGATTGAAATCTAACTTAACTTAGTTTAATGGTCAAGGAAAAGCACCAAACTTTTCTTAGTGTGGTGCTAGTGGAGGATTAATTCTGATTAGAGTTCGTACTGAACGCCTTTGACTACACCGATAATGGTGCAGTTGCCATTAATGGCAATGTTGGGGTAGCGGGGGTTAAGCGGGACGAGAAATTTTTGAGAACCGTCTATGACTAGTTTTTTTACTGTGGCTTCGTTTGTACCATCAATTCGGGCAACAACAATTTTACCATGCAGTGGCTCGATGTCAGGATCAACAATCACTGTCGCGCCTTCAGGTATGGTGGGTAAACCATTGGGGTTAGTCATCGAGTCGCCCTTAACTTCGAGTGCGAATGAGTTATCGCCAATACGAAGTGATGTTTCAACCCATTTCTCTGCATCGTGCAGTACATCTTCAGCTTTTGACTCGGTAAATAATCCGGCCTGCACCCATGATATTACAGGCACTCTCCGCATATTTGTAATTAGATTACCTTCAAACTCGGTACCATAAAGGATGTAATCAATTGATGTATTGAAGAATTTTGCAAGTTTCGATAATGATTCACCGCCTGGGACGTTTACATCCTTTTCCCAATACCCCACTGCAACATCACTAACCCCACAAAATTTACCTAGTTCCTTTTGAGAGGTTTTAGTGATGCGCCTGAGTGATTTTATTCGCTGTCCGACAGTTTCCATTAGTACACCATTAGTCAATTAAGCTAAGCAATCTTAGTTTTTATTGACCTAAGATGGATTGATAATTAATATCTAATAAAACTTAGTAAAGGGAGCCATTATGACCACCGACGATGTTGAAAAGTACTTTGGTAACGCTGAAAAGGTAGCCGAGTTCTTTGGCATAACCAGTGAAGCAGTTTATCAGTGGCGGAATAGACCTGGCCGCTTAATCCCCAAGGGGAGGGCGGCGGAAGCTGCATACCGCACCGACGGAAAACTGGTCTTTCGTCCTGAACGTTACAAAAAGTCTACCGACTCAACAGGCAAGTAGTAACTACAAATCGAATTTCAAAGGGGTAGGTATGAACTTAAAAGAAGTTGTGAAAGCGATGTGTAAGGCATACCCAGGCGGCCGTGAGGCGATGGCTGGTGCATTAGGCATGACGCTTACCCAGTTCAACAACAATCTCTACGAGAAGAACGGCTGTCGATTTTTTGAAGTCTCCGAGCTTGAAGCGATGGAAGACGTGTCAGACACGATTTATCTCGCCGATTACCACGCAAAGCGGAAAGGTTGCCTGCTGGTGGAGCCGCCGCAGCTGGAAAACATCGACCGTGTTGATCTCTTCAGTCGTGCAATGCGCACAGCAGCTGCGCGCGGACATGTTGATCAGATTATTGAACAAGCACTGGAAGACGGAGTGATTGAGAAGCATGAAGCGGAAGAAATCATGGTACATCACCGCCGCCATCTGGCAGCACGTGAAGAAGAAATCGCGGCAATTATCGCGTTGTTTGCACGCAAAAAGAAGTGACGCCAGCAGGTTGCAGCCTCTGGCGTCGTGGCGTGTCGTTATCAGTGGAGATTACTAACGCATGAACAGTTTACCAACACAGTACCGCAGGTCGCAACTTATAGCGCGTCCGGTTCCTGGTGGAGCAGGTCCGGTGCAGTTCGTGTATGGGGTAAGAGTACCAGGCGGGTTTGAGCCTGTCTGCTACCAGTTTGCTCAGTGGGTGGTAGGGGACTTTAACGGTCAGGCGGGGAGCGTATGCGAGAACTTAACCGATGGTTCAGAGATCACTACGGTATCCCGGTCCGGGTCATTCGCTGGGAGCCCCAGACACAACGCGTTATATACCTGCGCGAAGGGTACGAGCATGAGTGCTTCAGCCCCATCGAGCAGTTCAGAAGAAAATTCAGGGAAATAGAGGGGTCTTATGAGCCTGTTAATGCCATCAAGGCCGATAGTCATCAATCCTGACCTTGCGTACAGCATTGGCCTGAATGAAGCCATTGCGTTACAGCAGGTGAATTACTGGCTGAAGGAGACAACCTCCGGGCTGGAGCGTGACGGTGTTCGGTGGATCTATAACACCACAGAGCAGTGGCTTGAGCAGTTCCCGTTCTGGTCAGAGTCCACACTGAAGCGCACATTCACCCGCCTGAAGAGCCTGGGCGTGCTCAAAATCGAGCAACTGAACAAGTCCCAGCGCGACATGACCAACTACTACACGATCAACTATGAGAGTGAGCTTTTAGATGAAGTCAAAGTGACCAAATCGAAGGGGTCAAAATGCGCTGTTCCATCAGGTCAAAATGACACGATGGAAGAGGTCAATGTGAAACGCTCCACCAGGTCAAAACGAACCGCTCTCATCGGGTCAAAACGACCTGATGATCCTACAGAGAATACAACAGAGATTACTACAGAGAATAAAACCCCTTCTTGTCCGGTCGCTGCGCAACCAGACAGCTGCGGTAAATCTGACGATTTTTCTTCCCGCCATCCTGAAGCCGTTGTGTACAACGAAGCAAAACGCCAGTGGGGTACTCAGGACGATTTAACCTGTGCAGAGTTCATCTGGTCAAAAATCATCGGCATGTACGAGATTGCTGCTGAAAGCGACGGTGAGGTGGTTCGCCCGAAGGAGCCTAACTGGACGGCATGGGCAAATGAGGTTCGCCTGATGGTTTCGCAGGATAGTCGCACCCACAAACAGATTTGCTCGCTGTTCAAACGCGCTAACCAGGATTCATTCTGGTGCAAAAATATTCTTAGCCCGTCAAAGCTGCGTGAAAAATGGGACGAGCTGTCTATCAAACTTTCTTCTTCGATGGGTAATCCTCGGACAGAGTCTACGGTATCCCGTGCCAGTTACGAGGGGATTGATTACACACTGCCTCAAAACTCGGGGTTCCGCTCATGAGCAAACCTTTCCTGAAGTGGGCTGGTGGTAAATACACCCAACTAGCTGACCTGTTCCGGCTTATCCCAGAGGGCAAACGCCTGATAGAGCCGTTTGTGGGTGGTGGTTCTGTCTTCCTGAACAGCGAAAAGCATGCTGACTTCCTGCTGGCTGACGTTAACCCGGACCTGATCAACCTGTATCAGATGCTGGCACTGGTTCCTGACGCGGTTGAAAACCATGCGCGCTGGATGTTCGAGCACATGGGGCATCCTGACGGGTATGAACTGATCCGCAAAGAGTTCAATACGCAGACCCTGGATACCACTGAACGTGCTTCCGCCTTCCTGTACCTGAACCGCCATTGCTTCAATGGCCTGATGCGTTACAACCTGGCGCACCAGTTCAACGTTGGCTGGGGAAAATACAAGGCACCGTACTTCCCGTTCGAAGAGATAAAGGCGTTCGCTGATATGGCGCATAACTGCGTATTCATGACCTCGGGATTCCTCCGGACCATTGACCTGGCCGGAGCGGGGGACGTGGTGTATTGCGATCCGCCTTATGAGCCGATGCCGGGAACTGCAGGATTTACCGCGTATGCCGCTGGTGGTTTTACCTGGGATGACCAGGTGTTACTGGCAAATCGCTGTGTAGCGGCCCACAAACGTGGCGCGAGGGTAGTTATTTCAAACTCATCGGCCCCGAAGGTCATCGACCTGTACCGGGAGCATGGTTTTAATCTGGAATTTATCAAAGCGCGTCGTTCGATCTCCTGCAATGGCACCACGCGGGAAGTCGCTCGGGATGTCGTGGCGATCCTTTAAGGGGACTTCATGAAACTGACATTGCCATTTCCACCAAGCGTAAACAGTTACTGGCGTGCCCCAAGCAAAGGGCCGCTGAAGGGACGGCACATGGTTAGCGAGACTGGGCGAAAGTTCCAGAAAGCAGCCAGGGCGGCGATTATCGAACAGTTACGGGCAGTCCCACGGCCATCAAGTGACCTGGCGGAAGTTCACATAGTTCTGTACCCGCCGGATCTTCGTCGTCGTGATATCGACAACTACAACAAAGCGCTCTTCGACGCGCTGACTCAAACCGGTGTCTGGGAGGACGACAGTCAGGTGAAACGTATGCTGGTTGAATGGGGAGAAGTAACGAAGAAAGGGAAGGTGGAAATCACTATCAAGCGATTTAATGCCCCGGCAGTTGCAGCTGCCTGACAAGTGGAGAGCGTATGAACTCATTGATGAACACTAATAATAACATCGTCAGAATGTCCAGCCGTGACATCGCTGATCTGGTTGAGTCCAGGCACGATGATGTTAAGCGGTCCATTGAGCGCCTGGCAGAGCGGGGAGCAATACAACTTCCGCCAATGGCGGATGTTAAAAATCACCTTAATCAGTCGGTCACTGTGTACATGGTTGGTAAGCGCGACAGTTACGTTGTTGTCGCTCAGTTGTCCCCTGAATTTACCGCGCGTCTCGTTGACCGCTGGCAGGAACTTGAAGCGGCCAGTAATTCAGTGATACCTCAGTCATTCTCTGACGCGCTTCGACTGGCTGCTGACCTTGAAGAAGAAAAACAGCGTCTGGCACTGGAGCTGGCATCGGCGGCCCCAAAAGTAGAATTTGTCGACCGTTACTGCACGGCGAACGGTTCCCTCTCTTTTCGGCAGGTGGCAAAGCTACTGAAAGCAAAAGAGCCAGAGCTCCGCTTGTTCCTCATCGAGAGAGAAATCATGTACCGGCTGGGAGGTACGTTAACGCCTATGGCCCAACACATTGATGCCGGTCGATTTGAAGTGAAAACAGGGACGTCTCAGACATCAAACCATGCGTTTAGCCAGGCACGATTCACAGCCAAAGGTGTGCGCTGGATCGGTGGCCTGTGGACTGAATACAAGGCCGGAGGTCATGCAGCGTGAGAGCCTTGCTAACACCAGAAATAGCCCATCGTATGGGTGTGGTTCTTTTTCGGCCCGGTAGTGAACTGATGCCGCTATTCAGACGCGGACGGGTTCTGATTGAACCAGAGCCAGAGAACTACTCAGAACACCCGACGGGAGCCATACTACCGGCAGGCCAGCCCCTGGCTGATGACCCGATGCTGTTAACTGTTTTTGAGAACCAGGAAGTTATCATTCGCGCTGGTGGTATCAGTGGCCTGGAGGCGGAACTTGAGCGTAGTTTTAAATGCCAGTACCCGCATGGAACCTGGCACAGCGAGAACTTCACGCTATTCCGTCATGAGCCTGGCAGCATTCGCCTGTGCTGGGCTTGCGATAATCTGGTACGGGACCAGTACACCGAAACACTGGCAGGTATTGCACGGAGAAACCTGGTATCCTGGATGATATCCGTTATCCGCTCACAGCTGGGCTTCAACGAAGACCATACGCTGACCATTCCGGAGCTGTGCTGGTGGATGGTTATCAACGATTTGGCTCATGTAATACCGGAGGGCCTGGCTCATAAAGCACTGCGTTTGCCACCGGTTAAGCATCAATCAGTGATGAAGGAGAGCGATATTACTCCTGGGCCAGCAGCTGCTGAAGTAGTACAGAAAAAGATTCTGGCGCTGCGAGTGGACCCGGAAACGCCTGAATCATTCATGCTGCGGCCAAAGCGTCGCCGTTGGGTAAACGAGCACTGGACACGCTGGGTTAAGTCCCAGCTGTGTGTCTGCTGTAACAAGCAGGCAGATGATCCGCACCACCTGATAGGCCACGGACAAGGTGGAATGGGAACAAAAGCGCACGACCTGTTCGTGTTGCCGCTTTGCAGAGCGCATCACGATGAGTTGCACGCTGACACCGTGGCATTTGAGGCGAAATACGGCTCACAGCTGGAGCTGATGTTTCGATTTTTGGATCGTTCGCTGGCAATTGGCGTGCTGGCTTAAATCAGTGGAGATGAGTTAATGCGTGATATGTATGAAGTATTAGACCGTTGGGGCGCTTGGGCTGCAGTTGACGGTAACGGCGTTGACTGGAAACCAATTGCAGCGGGATTTAAAGGTCTGCTGCCTCATGGAAAAAAATCGCGCTTACAGTGTGATGATGATGAAGGGATCATGATTGATGGATGTGTATCTCGGTTGCGCAAGTATAAACCTGAAGAACACGAGCTGATTATTGCGCATTTTGTTATCGGTATCTCATTAAGAACCATCGCGAAGAAGCGAAAATGCTCTGATGGAACCATCAGGAAACAATTGCAGACTGCGATAGGCTTTGTTAACGGGGTTATGTGCGTGATCTCAATTTGAGAAACAGGCCACATAGTGGCCTGTAACATTTAAGCTCAGTCAATACCTCATCCGGCCAATAGTTTCTTAAAAAAACTATTTTCATCTAATGGCTTAGCCTTGGCCTTACTATTTTTATCTTGTGATACAAAAAAATCTTTAACAGTTTTCTGTTGTGCTTTTTGGAAAGTTTGCTTCATTTTCATAATGATATCCTCCTGAATCCCATTAAGACCTTGCAAAAAAGTGATGGTTCAGTTCCTGCTCAAAATAATGTTTCCGTTTGACCCAGATAAAACCATCAGCTTTTGAAATTACAGCAACATCAATTGGGCCTCCAACCGTTTCTGAATCATCTGATACTTTACGTTTGAAAGCTGTTAGGTTTACAAGTGATTCAGCCATGTAAGCTAAATCTTGTTTTGGTAGAAACCTAATCATATCAACTACTTTTCTTACATAGTTTTCATGCATGAAGTTAGCGATCCGGGTGTCGCATTCAGCAACAGTATTGTTAACCAACTCAAGTATAGCAGTTTGAGTCTCTTCAATTTTGTCCTTTGGTATCACTTTAGTTATAGTTGTGTCAATACCCTCCAGGAGATTAACGATAGACTCTTGATATTCTTTATGGAGTTGACCAAGAAGCCCTTGATTAGCCCCCTGCATGAATGCACCAACTTCTTCACTTTGAGCAAAAGGCGTTACACCGCTATCGCCGCCAGAAGAGCATTTTCCATCGTTCTTATAACAACGGAGTTTATTGTTAAAGAAGCCGCAAATGTCATAGGAAATAACTTTAGGATAATAATCATCTTCTCCGTAGCCTGCGAACACAATCCCAGTCATATTCCCAATGTCGTTAATTTTGCAAGTCATGGCAGCAAAAATACTTGCCAAAGTTGAATAGAACTCATCGGGGATGTCTACTGTAGGAATGTTGCTCATTTTTTCAGCTACAATGCGGACTGTTACCTCATTGGAAAATTCTCTCGCCTCATCCAAATCGTCAGCGGAGAAGTTGTCTAAAAAATCAGTATCGGAAAGACGCTCTAACAGGTCCTGACAAAACTCCATGAATTCATTTATAAATAGTTTGTGGTCAAGAGGATCCCAATAGTGAGGAGGTTTTTTGTCAGCGAAGGTATTGAGTAAAAGGTCAAAGACGCCATCTGAAAGATATTGATATAAATTACTTTCTCTCATGCCAGGAGTTACAATTTCTTCTGATTTTTCCAAAAAGCGGAAAAAATCATCAGTGTAATCTTCAAGTTTTGAAAAATAATCTTCTCCAAGCTGTTTACGATATGCTTTTATTACTAACTCCCAAGGAGCTGAACACAAATCACCACTCCCATACACCATTACTCCGACGGGATGATGTTTAGTCAAAGCAAAAAGTTTTTCAGCACCATTGTAGATTTTTTGATTTCCCCCTCCAGAGATTGTCACAGCCGAATCGGCGGCAAGAGCTACAGCAGATTTATTATAAACAGCAATTTCAGCAGTCATTTTTCTTCTTCTTACAATTGTTGTGTGTACTTTGAATATACGAAAACCCTAACGCGTACGCAAAAACTATCGTAATCTGTTAAGAGTGGTCACTTAGACACACAGCTTAATCATCAAAACCTCGCTCTAGCGGGGTTTTTTCATTCAGGCCCAGACCAAAACCTTCAGATTACCCCCTAAATCAAAGAGCCTGTGGCCTGTTCCTATTCTCTATACACAGCACCCCGTTAACCCGGAGGTGAAACTATGGCAAATCGTATGCAAGACAAAGAGAGCATGGCCGGAATTACCTGGCTGGCTCTGCTGATCATTGCCGGTTGGGGCGGTCTGGTCCGATTCCTGATGGATGTGAAGCAGGGTAAAGCAAAATGGAGCTGGATAAATGCCTTGGCTCAGATAGTCGTCTCGGCGTTTTCTGGGGTTATTGCAGGGTTATTAAGTATAGAAAGCGGGGCAAGCATTTACATTATTCTGGCATCTGCTGGAGTTAGCGGTGCCATGGGTTCTGTTGCCCTCACTTATTTCTGGGAGCGCATTACTGGAGTGAAAGCACAATGACGGCAGACCAAGTAATTGAAGGTATCCTCGGAAAAGAAGGCGGGTATGTCTATCACCCGTCGGATAAAGGTGGTCCGACCCGCTGGGGCATCACACAGACAACCGCTCGTGCGCATGGCTATACCGGCGACATGCGAAACCTACCCCGAGAAACCGCAAAACAAATCCTGCTTAATGATTACTGGTCAGGCCCTCGCTTCGACCTGGTTGCGAGTGTGTCTACGCAGTTGGCGGATGAGCTTTGTGATACAGGTGTCAACATGGGGCCCACCGTCGCCAGTAAGTTCTTTCAGCGCTGGCTAACAGCAATGAATATGCGCGGGAAGCTTTATCCCGACCTTATCCCAGACGGTGCCATTGGCCCCCGAACTATCACCGCATTGAAAGGATATCTTTCAGCCCGTGGGAAAGAAGGTGAGCAGGTGCTACTTAGAGCACTGAATTGTAGCCAGGGTGCCCGGTACCTCGAACTGGCTGAAGGTCGCGAGGCGAATGAGGACTTTCTCTACGGCTGGGTTAAGGAGCGCGTGTTATGAAGATGCTGATTTTCTTCCTGCTGGCGCTGGTGGCCGTGCTGGTACTGTTGCTGCTGCGCAAATACACCCGCCTGGAGTTTGTTGGTCACGCCCGTCTGTTGCTGAAAACATGGTCTGTGAGGTTGGGTGCCGCCGGGGCGGTGCTTGGCGTTTGGGCGCAGTCGTTCCCGGGTGCTGCTTTGCACGCCTGGGCGCTGCTGCCGCCGGATATTAAAGACATCCTGCCGCCCAATATCGTGGCGATGATTAGTCCTGCGCTGGTGGTGCTGGCGGTGCTCTCGCAATACGTAAGGCAACCGGCACTGAAAGATAAGGCCGACGAACTGAAGGGGCCGCAGCAATGAGCTTTGAAATAATCGCCGGGTTGGCAGTTCTCATTCTGGGGGCTATTGCCGGTGCGTTCGGTATTGGCCACGCCCGTGTCACCAGTAAGGCAGAAGCCAAAGCCGAGTTGCAACGCACCGAAGAGAACGCAGCTGGCAACGTCGCAGCGGCAGAACGCAAAGCGGAAGTCACGAAAGAGGCCAGCAATGTACAGCAAACTGTTAGCCATATGCCTGATGCCGATGTTGATCGGGAGCTGCGCGAAAGCTTTACCCGCAAAACCTGAAGTCATCGACACCGCCTGCAACTGGGTGCGGATCATCTACCTGACCGACCACGATATCGACGTGCTGGATAAGCAGACCAAGCGCGACATTCTGTCTCATAACAAAGCGTGGCAGGCTAACTGCTATCGGGAGAAAACTGACAAGAAGTAACAAAGCGATTAGACCTCAGCCGAAAGGTAATGCACCTGTCTGGATGACGCCCTGAGTCGTCATTGAGCGAGTCTGCTTAGTATCAGAGTAAAATTCTAAATAAAAGTAGCTTCAGTAAGGCAGCGTGAACGCTAGACACGAACCGGTTATAAGCTACGATGATGTGACAGCGATTCAATGGCATGAGCTTGGTCACTACGGTTAGTGGCATTCATTACAAAACCCATCTACTTGTGGGCTTGAAAATGGTTATCCCGGTTGCAGATATGAAGATCCATACGCCATCTAATGGATAAGGCAATGTATAAAGCGCTTGACGTAGACGTACAAGTTTATGTTTGCGTTGATATAAACCACAAAAAGATGATTTTTATAAGTATTTTATGTTTTCTTATTAATCTGATAGACTCGGCGTGTTTACATTTTTGTATGGGCATGAGATGGGCAGAAAACTTATCAGAACAATGAAGGGTGAGGTTCTCGAAGGCTTTCCTCGCCCTGTTCTCGGAGAGCAAATCAGTAAGGTTTTGGGGGTGCGTTACTGTGCTGTTAGTGCTGAAGATGGCAACATTTATGATATAATTACTAACGACGATGGTATCATTGAAGACTTAAAGCAAGGACTTTCTGTTTCACCTCCTCCGAAAAAGAATCTTCCTAGGCATCATCGAAATTTGAAAAGTGGTCAGTTTTTCTTCTGTATAGATGAAGATATATTTGCAGAACATCGTTATTTAGTTTATATAGAGGATGAAGTAATCATGGGTGAGCTCGCAACCCATGGAATCATTGCACCACGCAGTGAAATGCATATCAATCAGTATATGTCGTACCTATCAGCCACCCAAGGTTTTTGGGAGGTACTCCATGAAGAAAGTGAAAGTGGAACTGGAACTCAAAGCACTGTTGAAAGACAGCTCAATGCTGAAACTCAGAAATTTTATAGCAAATCAAATAAATAGCGGTGAAGTAACCGGGGATGAGATATATCAATATCTTTTTGATTTTGTTGATAAAGGTCTGTTAAGTGAAGAAGTTGAGGAAAAAGCTAACGATCTCATGGATGCTTTATCAGGTTGGTGTGCTAAAGAATGTTGGTTAGGTACCGGCAACTATGGTCAGCAATTGACAGCATAGTAGGCTTCAACTTCGTATGCTTAAGAACCGCCTTTGGGCGGTTTTTTGTTGTACAGAACATGCTATGTAAATGGTAATTATTATCATTTGTGGGTCCTCCCGGAGGGGGGGGCTTGCCACGGGGCGGCGTGCTCGCGGAAAACGGCTAGTTTTCATATTTCATAGTCATCATCATGCGCACAGGTTATTGATTTTCCAGATGTCGGATTTTCAATGATGTCGAATCGTACAAAAAGTGCTCACCATCATGGACCAGGAAATCGCTGCTTTAAAACTCAACATCAACCAGCTCGCTGGAATTACTGGCGTACACCGTCAGACGGTTGCCGCTAGGCTGAAAAACGTTGTTCCGGCACCAGGCAGTAATAGCAAGCTCAAGCTCTATCTCGTCACTGATATTTTGAGTGAGCTGATGATTCCGACGGTCTCAACAGCAAATGTCGAAGATATGGACCCCTCAGACAGGCTCGCGCACTGGAAGGCTGAGAATGAGCGACTGAAATTTGAGGTTGATACAAAGCAGCTTATTCCAGCCGAAGACGTTGCCAGAGAATATTCACTGATGGCGAAAGCCGTTGTCATGGTGCTTGAAACACTCCCGGACATTCTTGAACGCGACTGCGCACTTACGCCGGTTGCGGTGTCACGCGTGCAAAGCGTGATTGATGACCTGCGCGATCAGGTCGCACAAAAAGTAATGGACGCCGAACCAGAGGAGGATGAGCCAGAGGAGGACTGATGGCAAAACGGGCATCAGCCAGGGGGCTTCGCCGCGATGTCTCCGGTATTTTACGTGCCCCGCGTCGTATGCAAGTGGCCGATGCGGTCAGTGCATATATGCGTGTGCCAATGGGGGCAGGCAACTCCGTTCCATGGGACCCAAATTTGGCCCCTTACATTATCGAACCGATGAACTGCCTGGCCTCCAGGGAATACGATGCCGTAGTGTTTGTCGGGCCTGCTCGAACCGGGAAAACAATCGGCCTTATTGATGGCTGGATTGTCTATAACATCGTTTGTGATCCGGCTGACATGCTGGTTATCCAGGTATCCGAAGAGAAAGCACGTGAGCACTCGAAGAAGCGCCTCGACCGCACTTTCCGGTGCAGCCCGGAAGTAAAATCGCGGCTTAGCCCGCGCCGTAATGACAACAACGTCCACGATCGTACATTTCGCGCTGGGAACTACCTCAAACTCGGCTGGCCATCAGTCAATATCATGTCGTCGTCAGACTATAAAAGTGTGGCGCTGACGGATTATGACCGCTTCCCTGAGGATATTGACGGGGAGGGTGATGCCTTTTCCCTGGGTTCTAAGCGTACCACTACCTTTATGTCCAGCGGGATGACACTGGTAGAGAGTTCCCCTGGCAGGGACATCCGCGATACAAAATGGCGTCCATCTTCGGCGCATGAAGCACCGCCGACGACAGGGATTCTGTCTCTTTTCAACCGTGGTGATCGCCGTCGACTTTATTGGCCGTGTCCGCATTGTGGTGAGTATTTTCAACCAGAAGTCGCCAACATGACAGGATACCGCGAATCTCCAGATCCTGTACTGGCAAGTGAATCTGCCTGTCTTCAGTGCCCTGCATGTAAAGGTAAGATCACGCCGGAGATGAAACGCGACCTTAACATAAGCTCTGTCTGGTTGCGCGATGGGGAAAAGATCGACTGTGGCGGAAACAGATATGGTGAACCGCGCCGTTCGCGTATCGCATCGTTCTGGATGGAAGGTCCGGCAGCTGCTTACCAGACCTGGGCGCAGATGATGTACAAATTCCTGACTGCTGAGCAGGAGTATGAAGCTACCCAGAGTGAGGAAACGCTTAAAACAGTCGTAAACACTGACTTTGGGCGACCATATCTACCCCGCGCCAACCTCGAACAGCGCAAGAGCGAACTGCTTGAGCAGCGCGCCGAAGATGTGCCGAAACGTACAGTACCTGACGGTGTTGAATTTATCATGGCGACTGTCGATGTACAGGGCGGCAAGTCCCGCCGCTTCGTTGTACAGGTTACCGGATATGGTGCTCAGGGCGAACGTTGGGTAGTTGACCGCTACAACATCCGGCAGTCATTACGGGCTAGTGAGCACGGAGAGTGCTATCCCATCGACCCCGCCAGTTACCCGGAAGACTGGGATTTACTCCTGTCTGATGTGTTCGAAAAGTCCTGGTCTCTAGCAGGCGACCCGACAAAACGCATGCGCCTGATGGCAATGGCGGTCGATTCCGGCGGTGAGGATGGTGTCACCGATAACGCCTATAAGTTCTGGCGTAAATGTCGACGTGATGGACTGGGTAAAAGGATTTTCCTCTTTAAGGGCGACAGTGTCCGACGCTCAAAACTGATTACCCGAACATTTCCTGATAACACTGACAGATCAACTCGCCGGGCAAAAGCTGCTGGCGATGTGCCGCTTTACCTTCTTCAGACCGATGCACTGAAAGATCAGGTTAATAACGCCCTGTGGCGAGAATCACCCGGCCCGAACTATGTTCATTTCCCGAAATGGCTCGGCAGCTGGTTCTACGATGAGCTGACCTATGAGGAGCGATCACCCGATGGAAAATGGAGCAAACCGGGCCGAGGTCCGAACGAAGCATTCGACCTGCTCGTTTATGCCGATGCGTTGGTCATATTGCACGGGTACGAAAAGATTAAGTGGGCGGATGCGCCTGAATGGGCGAAGCGGACAACGTGGATCGAAGAAAGCACGTCTGAAACTGGCGAAGTGTCATCCACGTTACCACCAAAAACGACCCATAGCAGGAAAAAACGGAAGGCAAATAAGCCCGACGTTGAAAACAATCCATGGACCACATCATCAGGAGGCTGGGTGTGAAACAAACCGATATTGAATCCATTATCCAGCGTTACACCGATGCGGAAATATCGGTGCTGGAGGGGAAGTCTATAACGTTCAACGGGCAGCAGATGACGCTGGAGAACCTGTCTGAAATCCGCAAAGGGCGACAAGAATGGGAGCGCCGTCTTGCTTCCCTGCTGGCTCAGCGTCACGGGCGACCCGGTTATAAACTCGCGAGGTTTCCATGAGCATTTTAGATGATGCGATTGGCGTCTTTTCCCCTGGATGGAAAGCGTCCCGTTTACGTTCCAGAGCGATGATTCAGGCATATGAAGCTGTTAAGCCCACCCGAACACACAAGGCGCGCAGGGAGAACCGTTCCGCTAACCAGCTAAGCCAGATGGGTGCTGTATCCCTCCGTGAGCAAGCGCGATGGCTGGATAATAATCACGATCTCGTTATCGGCGTGTTCGATAAGCTTGAAGAACGGGTGGTGGGTGCAAAAGGAATTATTGTTGAGCCCCACCCGGTACTGAAGAACGGAAAAATAGCGAAGAAACTGGCTGAACAAATCAGAACGAAGTGGGCTGAATGGTCGGTCAGCCCTGAGGTCACGGGTCAGTTTACCCGCCCGATGCTTGAGCGGTTGATGCTCAGGAGCTGGCTCAGGGACGGAGAGATTTTCGCTCAGATGGTGAAAGGCTCAGCGCAGGGACTTGATCCGGTGGCTGGCGTACCTTTCTGGCTTGAAGCGCTTGAGGCCGATTTTGTGCCGATGACCAACAATGAGTCTGCGCAACTATGCCAGGGGGTTTATGTAGATAACTGGGGACGCCCGAAAAAGTACCTGGTCTATAAAAGTCTGCCTGTTACTGGCCGTCAATTGGATACGAAAGATGTTGATGCCGGGAATATGCTTCATCTCAAATTTACCCGCCGTCTTCATCAGACCCGAGGTACATCTCTCCTATCTGGTGTACTCATGCGCCTCAGTGCGCTGAAAGAATATGAGGATGCGGAGCTAACGGCAGCACGCATTGCAGCTGCACTGGGGATGTACATTAAAAAAGGGGACGGGCAAAGCCTTGATGGTGATGCCAGTAAAGACAATCGCGATGTAATGATTGAGCCTGGCATTATCTATGATGATTTGCTGCCCGGTGAAGACATCGGGATGATCAAGTCCGACAGACCAAACCCTAACCTTGAACCATTCCGAAATGGACAATTGCGCGCTGTCGCTGCCGGTGCTCGTCTCAGCTTCTCCAGTACATCCAGAAACTACGATGGAACATACAGTGCCCAGCGCCAGGAATTGGTTGAATCAACAGATGGTTATCTGATCCTTCAGGACTGGTTCATCGGCGCAATCACCCGGCCAATGTACCGGAACTGGTTAAAAATGGCGGTAGCTTCTGGCGAAATTCAGCTACCACGTGGGCTGGATATGGCGTCGCTTTACACTGCAGTTTATTCCGGTCCGGTCATGCCGTGGATCGACCCAGTTAAAGAGGCTAATGCCTGGAAGGCGCAAATCCGTGGTGGCGCTGCGACGGAATCTGACTGGGTGCGTGCCAGCGGGCGCAACCCGGATGACGTGAAACGGCGCCGTAAGGCTGAAGTCGATGATAACCGCGAACTTGGACTGGTGTATGACACCGATCCTGCTAACGATAAAGGAGGCACCAGTGCCGAAGTTAAAGAATCGGGCGACCCGACGTCCGAAAGCCAGCGCAAAAAGTAATTCCTGGTTCCGTATGCAGGCCAGCGCCGACAACGAAGCGGAAATATACATTTACGATGAGATCGGCTACTGGGGGGTAACAGCTCGCCAGTTTGTGAACGATCTGAAGGCTCTGGGTGATGTAACTCATATTAACCTTCATATCAATTCACCTGGTGGCGATGTCTTTGATGGCATCGCCATTTTTAATGCCCTTAAACACCACGGAGCTGCAATTACAGTTTATATCGACGGCCTGGCGGCTTCTATGGCATCGGTCATTGCAATGGTGGGTAACCCGGTAATCATGCCGGAAAACACCATGATGATGATCCACAAGCCCTGGGGCTTTGCTGGTGGCGATGCTAACGATATGCGTGACTATGCCGAATTGCTGGACAAGGTTGAGTCCGTATTGATCCCCGCTTATGCAGCGAAAACCGGCAAGTCCAGTGATGAAATCGCGGCGATGCTTGAAGATGAAACCTGGATGGACGGTAGTGAATGCGTCGAGTTGGGTTTTGCCGACCAGGTCACACCCTCCCTTCAGGCTATGGCCTGTATCCAGTCAAAACGTATTGAGGACTTCGAAAAGATGCCAAACAAAATTCGTAATATGATTACACCTCCGCGCAACTCTAACCAGCGCGATCCACAGCAACCTGTTAATCAGCCTCAGGCTCAACACGTTACCACTCAGCCGAACAGCGCTGACGAAAACACCATCCGCGCCCAGGTTATTGCTGAGCAGAAAGAACGTGTTAACGGTATTAACAATCTCTTCGCGATGTTTGGTGGCAAACATTCCGAACTGCAGGCGCAGTGTGTAGCTGATATGGATTGCAGTGTCGATCAGGCTAAAGACAAACTGCTGGCGCTGCTGGGTAAAGATGCTTCGCCATCGGCGAAAACCACGCCAGCACATATCCATGCAGGTAACGGCAATTTTGTCGCCGATGGTATTCGCCAGGCATTGATGGCGCGTGCCGGATTTGAAGGTCAGGAACGTGACAATGTCTACAACGGCATGACCCTGCGTGAATATGCCCGAATGGCACTGACTGAGCGGGGAATTGGTGTATCCAGCTATAACCCGATGCAGATGGTTGGGCTGGCGCTGACTCACAGCACCTCTGATTTTGGCAACATCCTGCTTGATGTCGCCAACAAAGCGATTTTGCAGGGCTGGGACGAAGCTGCAGAAACCTTTGAGCTGTGGACAAAGAAAGGCCAGTTATCAGACTTTAAGACAGCGCATCGTGTGGGGATGGGCGGATTCCCGTCTTTGCGGCAGGTTCGCGAAGGTGCTGAATATAAGTATGTGACAACCGGCGATAAAGGCGAAACCATCGCGCTCGCCACCTACGGGGAAATTTTTGCCATCACCCGCCAGGCAATCATCAACGATGATCTGAACCAGCTCACTGATGTTCCGATGAAAATGGGTCGTGCCGCTAAGGCGACTATCGGTGACCTGGTTTACGCCATCCTGACCAAAAACCCAAAACTCTCTGATGGTAAGACGTTATTCCACGCAGACCACAAGAACCTGTCCACTGGTGCTATTTCCGTCAGCAGCCTGGACGATGCGCGTAAATTGATGCGCCTGCAGAAAGAGGGTGAGCGCTCTCTGAATATCCGCCCGGCATTTATGCTGGTGCCGGTCGCGCTGGAGACACTGGCTAACCAGACGATTAAATCAGCAAGCGTAAAAGGGGCGGATATCAACGCCGGGATTATTAACCCGATCCAGAATTTTGCAGATGTGATTGCAGAGGCCCGTCTTGACGAATCTGACGCAAAAGCCTGGTATCTGATGGCTGCAAAAGGGACGGACACCATCGAAGTGGCGTATCTGAATGGTGTTGATACTCCTTACATTGATCAGCAGGAAGGGTTTACCACTGACGGTATCGCTACAAAAGTTCGTATCGATGCTGGTGTGGCACCGCTTGATTACCGCGGTCTGGCTAAGTCCAGCGGCCAGTAATCATTACAGTTCTGAAAATCGACGCCCGTAAGGGCTTTTTTTATACCTGAAATCAGCCCTACGGGGCTGACAGGAGATGTTATGGCTAAAAATTATGTGCAAAACGGCATGACCATCCCACTTAAAAACTCTGGTGTAGACGAGATTCTCAGCGGCACACCGGTCGCTTTGGGCGGGATCGTTGCGGTTGCAATTACCGATATTCAGCCGGGTGATGTAGGCGACGGATTCGCTGAAGGTGTCTTCCTTTTACCTAAGCTGCCAGCTGATGCCGTGACCGCCGGGGAAAAGGTATATCTCAAAGCTGGAAATGTTCAGTTGGATGACACCGATGCGGTATTAGCCGGGACTGCCTGGGAAGATGCTGCTGCAGGCGTTACCGTCCTGGAAGTCAAGATCAATGGCTAATGCCTTTGACAAGATGACTGAAAGAATGGATGCATTGACGGAGAAAAGGTTGGGCAGAACGGTGACTATTAACGGCAATGAACATATTGCCGTTGAAAGTCATCTATTGCCTGAGCTGGGGCCGGTCGCGGGTGATGGGATTAACCTGGTCGTCTTCAGCGTCGGCTATCAGCCGGCGAGAGGAGATGAGGTTATTTATAAAAGTCAGGTTTACGCCGTCACCCGTTGGCTTCTCTTTAATGGCAAGCCGCAGATCTGGATTGAGGAGGTCATAGGTGACGATTAAAGGCCTGGAAGAGCTCAAACAGAACCTGAGCAATATCAGTAAAAATGCCATTCCTCGCGCGACATCTCAGTCTATTAACCGGGTGGCCGGACGGGCAATCAGTCGCAGTTCTACGCGGGTGGCGAAAGAAACTAAGGTTAAGCGCAAACTGGTTATGCAGCGCGCAAGACTTAAACGGGCAAGTCCTAAAAAACCAATGGCAACCATCAGGGTTAATCGTGGGAACCTCCCGGCGATAAAGCTGGGGCCTGTCCGGGTTCAGCTTTCGCGGCGTAAACGGGATAGCGGCAGTTCGGGAAGCGTTCTGAAGATCGGAAATTTCAGCTTTCCAGGTGCTTTTGTGCAACAGCTTAACAATGGTCGCTGGCACGTTCTTCGGCGAACCAGCAAATCTCGTTACCCGGTAGAAGTGGTGAAAGTGCCGCTGGCCACACCTCTGACAACGGCATTCAGAGAAGAACTGCCCAAACTGATGGAATCGGATATGCCAAAAGAAATGATGGCTGCCATCAAAAATCAGATAAGGCTGGTGACGAAATGATTCATCCACAAATCAGAAAAGCTGTGCTGGATAAACTCAAGTCAATGAATGCCGGGAAAGTCTTCTGGTATGACGGGCGTCCCGCCTTTCTCGCGCCGGAAGAGTTGCCAGCAGTTGCTGTTTATCTGACCGATGCGAGGGCGACCGGCAGCAGCATTGACGAGGAAGAGTGGGAAGCAGTCCTTCACATTGAAGTTTTCCTTAAAGCAGCTGCGACTGACAGCGAGCTGGATAAATGGATGGAAAACCGCATCTATCCGGCTATGGCTGACGTTCCAGAACTTACCCGTATTGTCGAAACCATCAGCGTTGTCGGTTACGAATATCAACGTGACGATGAAGCCACCACATGGGGCTCCGCTGATCTCCAGTATTCCCTGACTTATATTATGTGAGGAGCTTATGCCAACACCAACACCGACTACGCCGACCAAAGGGGCCGGAACGACTTTTTGGATTTATACCGGAACAGGTGAACCCTACGATGATCCGCTAAGTGACGTTGGCTGGACTCGGACGGCACAAATTAAGGAAATTACGCCTGGTGAACTGACTGCTGAGTCATACGACGATTCATATATCGATGATGATGCACCAGACTGGGATTCCACGGCCCAGGGTGTTAAGTCAGCTGGGCAATCGAGCGTTACTCTTGCATGGAAACCAGGTGAATCTGGTCAGCAGGATCTTGTTGAATGGTTTATGAGTGGTGACGAAAAAGCCTACAAGATTAAATATCCAAATGGAGCAGTAGATATTTTTACCGGCTGGATTAATAGTCTGGGTAAAACAATTGCGCGAAATGAAGTCATTACCCGTAGTGCGCAAATTACCAATAAAGGCAAACCATCACTGGCTGAAAATAACGCTTCCACTACTCCTTAATGTATTTCGACAGCGGTGCCGAGGCACCGCGCCGGAGCTAATTAATGAATTACCTCAAGAAAGATACTTTAAATCCTGAAGGCGAAAACATCACCCTGTTTGAATTATCTGCTTACAGCCGAATGAAATATATTGAGTTCATGGTTGAAGAAAGAAAGTCATTGCCTACGGAGGGGTTATCGGCTGATGAGAATTTTAAAATGGCGACTTTACTGACTACGAGAGATCAGGCGATGATTGTCGCTTTATCTTTAAGTGAAGCGGATGGCGAGGAACGCGACGGTAAAGATATTTTCCCGGATATAATGCGGAAATATCCCCCTGGGTTATTGGGCAGCGCGGCATTACTGGTGCGTATGCTTTCAGGGATGATCCCCCCAGTTAATAATCCCCATGAGGAAACTGAAGAAGAGGAAGTGCCGGATTTGGAAAAGTCCTGACCCGCTCACGTCGCTTTGCTATGCGATTAGCCAGGGAGTTTGGGCGGCCAGACTGGCGCGCAATGCTTTCGGAAATGTCTTCCTCAGAATGGTTTGAATGGATTGAGTACTACCAGGATCATTGCTTTAGTGACGACCTTCTGGATTCTCATTTCGCCAACCTTAGTTATCTCGCAGTCAGTCTCTTCACCGATCCGGATAAACACGGTATTTCCGCCCTCGATTTTAGTTTGCTTGCAGCAGGCAGGGAAGAAAGCGAAGAGGTTTCCGACGAGCAACTTATGTCAATAGCCGAGAGCATTCCCGGAGGAGTTCGCTATGTCCCAGCCAGTGGGTGACCTGGTCGTTAAAATCGATGGTGATAGCGCAAAATTTGATGAGGAAGTCGCTCATCTCAATAAACAGTTGAGCGGGTTAGGTAAGGCGGCAAACGACAGTTCAGCACAGGTTACAGCAGCGTTTTCAAGGCAAGAGCGAGCCGCTAAGCGTGCAGGTATCTCGATTGGACAGTATAAAAACGCGATGCGCATGCTGCCAGCGCAGTTCACGGATGTCGCTACCCAGCTTGCTGGTGGCCAGAGCCCTTGGTTAATTATGTTGCAGCAAGGGGGCCAGGTGAAGGATTCATTTGGCGGCCTGCTTCCTACATTTCGAGCGTTACTTGGCACGGTGACACCACTTGCTCTTGGGATAACAGCTCTGACTGCTGCCGGTGCCGGTCTTGGGTATATCTACTACAACGGGTCCTCCACTCTTTCAGACTTCAATAAAACGCTGACCTTATCGGGCAACACTGCTGGGTTGACGACCGAACGTATGTTGGTACTGGCTAAGTCGGGTCAACAGGCGGGACTCACGTTTGGTCAAACCAGTGATTCACTGACGGCGTTAATTAACGCTGGTGTAGGTGCTGGCGCTCGTTTTGATGAACTAAGCCAGTCAGTTGCGAAATTTTCGTCGGCCTCAGGCGTTCCCATAGAAAAAGTTGCCGAAGCTTTTGGCAAACTGACCAATGACCCGACATCTGGGTTAATTGCGATGGCGCAGCAATTCCATAACGTAACATCAGAACAAATTGATTACGTTGCGCAATTACAGCGCTCAGGGGATGAGGCTGCTGCACTACAGGCCGCGAACGATGCTGCAACTAAAGGATTTGATGCTCAGACCCAGAGTTTGATCGATAACATGGGTACGATTGAGCGTTCTGCAGACTCTTTGAAACGTGCATTTAAATCAATGTGGGATGCTGCACTGGATCTTGGTCGGCCCGATACTGCTCAAGAGATAGCTAGTAAGGCAGAAGCAGCTTTTAAACGTGCAGATGAAATATGGAATCTGAGAAAAAATGATGGCTATGTAAATGATGAAGCCAGGGCCCGATTCTGGAACGACAGAGAATCAGCACGTTTGGCGCTCGACATGGCCCAGCAACAAGCTGGTCTTGCAAAGGCCAGCGCGGCAAATGCAGAAAAGGAAGCAGAGGCTGAATCTGATAAACAGAAATATGCCGCGCAGGCTCAGGCCAATTATGCGAAATCGCAAACCGCACTTGAAAAATATACCTCCCGGCAGAATGAACTTAATAAGGCATTGAAGGAGGGGCATATTCTCCAGGCTGATTACGCCATAAACATGGCGGCAGCTAAAAAAGAGTATGAGGCTTCCTTAAAGAAAACACCGAAGCCAAAAGGTGTCAAAGTCTCAGCAGGCGACCGATCTTCTGACCAGACAAATGCTGAAACTATGCAGTTGATGACTCAGCTTAAACTGCTGCAACAGCACACCGGGCTTAACGATACCATCAGTCAACAGCGTAAAAATTTATGGTCACTTCAGTCAAAATTTTCAGTTCTAGAAGAAGCCTCAAAAACCCGTACGCTGAGCAAAGATGAGCAGTCTTTATTAGCCAGCAAGGATAAGGTTCTGGCGCAGGCTGAAGTCAATGCAAAACTGGGAGATCAGATTGTTGCCCAGGAAAGACTGAATAAGCTTCAGGACAATTCACTGAAGTACGTTACCCAGATGCAGGAAAAAACCGCTGCTCTGACGGATAGTGCAGGTTTGAGTGACAGGGATAGTCAGCGAAACCTTGAAAGAGCACAACTGCGCCAGGGTTGGCAAAATCAGGGAGGAAGTCTTGGGGACGAGGGTTATAAAAAGGAACTGGAAGCTCTGGAAGAATACTACGCTGCTCAGGATGAAATGCGTGGCAACTGGTTGGCTGGTGTTGAGTCATCCTGGCAAAACTATGCTGATATGGCCGTTGACTATAACCAGATCGCAGCAGATACAACAAATACTGCGCTCAGCGGAGTGACGAGTAATCTTCAGCAGGGGTTGTATGACCTTGCCACTCAGTCTGAAGATGCAGGTGACGCCCTGAGTAACATGGTTGAAGGGTTTGGTAAGACAGTTATTCAGACGCTGACCCAACTGGCTGCACAGTGGCTGGTTTATCAGGGGGTTCAACTCCTGGTAGGTAAAACCACACAGGCAACTGCTATTGCTCCGATGATAGCTAATGCTCAGGCAACAGCGCTTCAGGCTCAACTTGCTGCTTATGCCTCTACAGCAGCTATCCCAATTGTTGGGCCAGCTTTGGCGCCTGCTGCCCTGGCTGCCGCTGCGGGTGTTACTGCTCCACTCGTGGCGGCTATCTCAGCCTCCGCGCTTGCTGGCATGGCACACGACGGTATCGACAAAATTCCGGAGACGGGTACCTGGTTGTTGAAAAAAGGGGAGCGTGTAACCACTGCGGGTACATCTGCAAAACTGGACGCAACGTTAGATCAGGTTCGGCAGCAAAGGACCACTGGTGGTCGTCCAATTGTTGCTGAGTTTAATAATACTTTTTCGGGTAAGCCGGATGATGCAATGCTTGCCTCATTTGATAAGCGGCAGAGGGAGTCTGAAAAGCGTCTTGTGAAGTATCTGACATCTCAGGTGATGGAGCCGACGGAAGAATATGGGCGCGCGATAAGGTCAGTGTATCCGGGGCGGAGAATGAGATAATGACAGATATTTATTACCCACATGATTACCTTCCTGTTCCACTTTATGATGGTTATGGGTTTAAACCTGTATCACCGTTATCAAGAACTGAAATGACAACAGGGAGAGCTCGTCAGCGACGTAGATATTTGTCAACGCCAACCCAAAACAGCGTTAAATGGTTATTTAAAAGCGATGGACAGGCTCAGCTATTTGAAGCCTGGTTTCGTGAAACTATCACCGATGGTACTTCCTGGTTTTATATGGTGCTCAAAACTCCAATGGGTGTTGAGCCTTATAAATGTCGTTTCGTCGATATTTATGAAGGTCCGACCCCGGTAAAACCAGGCAAGTGGATGTTTACTGCCACTTTGGAATTATGGGAAAGACCCGTATTACCTCCTGGATGGGTCGATTTCCCAGATTTCATTATCAACAGCGATATTCTCGATCTGGCAGTCAACAGGGAGTGGCCTGAAGCATGACAATTCTCAACCGTCTTTATGCCAGCAGCGGGCCTGAAGTCATTATTGAAACGCTGCAAATCAATATCGGGGATGAGGTCCATTACCTGTGCAACGGGTACGACGATATCACCGCGACAACAGAGAACGGGGACACCGTTGAGTTCAAAGCCTGCGCGATGGATGTCGCATTACCCGCCCGTAATGATGATGGCACTCAGGATTTAAAATTTGCGCTCTGTAATGTTGATGGCAAGGTTTCAACGGCCATTCGAAATGCCATTAACAATCTCAACTCGGCATCTCTGACATATCGTAGTTTCATCTCCACGGATTTAGCCGCGCCAGCTGCCGTCCCTTACACCCTGGCGATTAAGCCAGGTTACTGGACAGCGACAGAAGCACAGATCACTGCGGGTTACATGAACGTGCTGGATACTGCGTGGCCCCGTAATCGTTACACCCTGAATTACTTCCCCGGCCTGCGTTACGCCAACTAAGGAAAATCTATGTTCAATCCTGAGAAATACCGTTCAGTCACCTGGCTGAAGGGCGGCAGGGTGTACCCGCAACTCGACTGCTTTGGCATTGTGAACGAGATACGACGCGATTTGGCGATGCCGGAATGGCCTGATTTTGCCGGTGTGACCAAAGATGGCGGCGGCCTCGATCGGGAGGCCAGAAAGCTGATGCTTTCCCTGCAACGTTGTGAGCCCTGCGAGGGTGCCGGTGTGGCGTGCTACTCCGGCTCATCGGTAACGCATGTGGGGATCGTCGTCAGTATTGGCGGCCAGTTACATGTAGCCGAATGCAACCCGGGAACGAACGTCACGTTTCTGCCGTTGCCGCGATTTAAGCGGCGCTTTGTCAAAGTGGAGTTCTGGCAGTGATTAGAATCTACCCCTCCCGGCTACCTGGTGAGCCGCTTGAAACGCATGAACACAGGGCGATGACGCTGCATGCGTGGATGGTTGAAAATGTTGAAAGCTACAGTGAGCGTGAGAGACATCCTGTATCGGTTGAGCTGGGCGGCGTTAACATTCCGCCCGAGCAGTGGCCGTTATGTTTTATCAGACCTGACAGCGATGTGCGTATTTATCCCGTACCCTACGGGACGGGCCTTGAGATAGCCGCGTGGGCTGCGGTGGCCGTCGCCGTTGCGTCTGCCGCATACACGCTTTTCATGATGTCGGGCCTGGACTCCGGCGGATATTCCTCTTCGACAGGCAGAAGCCTCGACCTCAATCCGGCAAAAGCGAACACAGCCAAACTGGGTGACCCCATTCGTGAAGTTTTTGGCCGCCGCCGCATTTACCCGGATTACGTGGTTCAGCCGGTTACCCGGTTTGACCCTGCCGATCCGACGATCATGCGGGTTCATATGCTGGTTTGTCTGGGGATGGGTAATTTCTCATTCTCTGATGGTGATCTGCGTGTGGGAGATACGCCAGCATCAACACTTGATGGATTCAGCCACACCCATTACGCGCCAGGTGCCGATGTATCCGCCGATGAACGTAGTGAAAACTGGTTTAACTCCACGGAGGTGGGTGGAACGTCTTCAGGTACTGGCCTCGATATGGCACAGACCTCACCGGATTCAGACGATATTATCGCGGACAGCATGACTGTATCTGGCGCAACCGTAACATTTACCGGGCTTGATACGGATGACGACGATGATGAAGATGAGGATGACAACGCGCTGCCTGACAGCTGGGTGGAAGGGACCATTGTAGAGATTAAGGCGCCGACTAATTTCCTGATCACGACTTCATCCGGTTACAGCGTGTTTGCCAGTAAGCTGATCACTGAACTTGCACCGGTAACAGGCATGCCAGTGACGCTGAGTTTTAACAGCGTCGATTACGATTTGTTCATTGCCTCCATTACTCCTGGACAGGATGCGGTGCCAGGTGAGGGCGGTAGTGCTGCAAAAATTCAGGCCTGTGCAGCGCCCACTACCTATGATTTTTCGGCAGGCAGCACCACGTTTACGGTGACCTGGCAGGGGGCAACTTACCCGGTATCTCTGGTTGCTGATTACGTGAACATGTCCGGCCTGCTGGCCGCTATCTCGGAGGGGCTGACCGGTTCGGGTCTGGTCGCGCAGGACAATGGCGGTACAGTACTGATCACGGAGGAGTCCAGCCCGTTTGTTGGTGGTTCACTCACTTCGTCATCACTTCCCGTGTCTGTTTTCGGCGATACCCCGGTCTATACAGCAGGCACTGCATCCACCGGCGGCAGTGCAGCTGTCACGGCTAATGTGACTCTGGCCTATAACAGTGCCACCGGGACCGCCTTTTCAGGTATGCCGGAAGGCACGCAGCGATTGTCCCTGGCACATCGCGGGAATGAATATCAGATTGTTGCCACCGACGGGACCACGGCGACCGTCAGCCGCCTGGTGAGCGGTGTGGTTGACGATACCTGGCCGGGATTCTCCCCCAGGACGATGATCGACTATGAAGCCACCGGCCTGAACGACAGCGACACCTGGATGGGCCCGTTTCTGGCCTGCCCTGAAAACGAAACCGTTGATGCCTTCGAAATCAATATGTCCTTCCCGAGTGGACTTTGTGGTTTTGACAGCAAGGGCAAAAAGCGTATTCGTCACACCGGGATCGATGTGCAATACCGGGTGTACGGGAGCGGCGGAAGCTGGCAAAACGTCTCGTTTGCTTATGCTGAGAAAAACGTTAATGGTCTGGGGTTTACTCACCGGATTGCATTACCTTCACCTGGCCTGGTTGAGGTTCGCGTCCGCAGGCAGAATGAGCAGGGCAGTAACAACGCCCGAGACAACATGTACTGGCAGGCACTCAGGGGGCGACTTCTGACGCGTCCGGCCTCCTATGCTGGCGTGACTCTGTTGGGCGTAACGGTCGAGACTGGCGGGAAGCTGGCGGCACAGTCCGATCGCCGGGTGAACGTCGTAGCCACACGCGTTTATGACTCAGGTACACCGCGAACGATTTCCGGTGCGCTGCTGCACGTAGGCAATTCCCTTGGCCTTCAGATGGACACAGAGACCATCAGCGAGCTGGAGTCGATGTACTGGACGCCTGGCAACGAGTATTTCGATTTTGCTACCGGCGACAGTCTCTCCGCCCTGGAGATGCTGCAGAAAATCGCGAATGCCGGGAAATCCTATTTTCTGCTTAGTGATGGCCTGGCGACGGTCGGGCGTGAAGGGGTTAAGCCATGGACGGGCATTATCACGCCGCATGAGATGACAGAAGAGCTGCAGACTGGCTTCTCAGCGCCGTCAGATGACGATTATGACGGTGTTGACGTTACCTACATCAACGGCGCTACCTGGGCGGAGGAAACAGTCCAGTGCCGCACGACTGACAATCCGACACCGGTAAAAATCGAGGACTATAAACTCGATGGTGTTCTGAACCGGGACCACGCCTGGCAGATTGGTATGAGACGCCTGATGAAGTATCTGCATCAGCGGTTGACGTTCCAGACTACAACGGAGCTGGATGCGCTGTGTTACAACGTCGGTGACCGTATCGTTCTGACTGACGACATACCGGATTCAGCGACGACAATCAGCTGCCTGGTGGAGTCATTATCGACCACTGACGGCGTCTCGACGTTGACGGTATCAGAACCCCTGAACTGGACATATCCGAATCCGAGAACACTGATTCGCTACCAGGACGGATCAGCATCTGCGCTGATGGTGGCGACAAAGGTCGGGGATTATCAACTCTCCGTACCGTATCTCAGCGATTTCGACGCTATTGATTTCAGCACACCTTCCATCGAGCCGGTGAGGCTGATTTTCTGTGATTCCTCTCGTGTCGGCTATGACGCGATTGTTTCAGAAATTGCCCCGCAATCTGACGGGACGTGCCAGGTCACCGCAAAAGAGTACCGCGCGTCATTCTACGACTACGACAACGCCGGTTACCCCGGCGACGTTGCATAAAACATAAATGACTCTCAACAACCCGCTTCGGCGGGTTTTTTGTTATAGGGCGACTATGAGCACATACAAAACGAAAAATCCTTTAGGGTCCGCTGCCGTAAAGGACCTGTACGATAACGCCGAAAACGTGGATAAATTCGTTAATGACAGGACAAAAGAAGAGCTCGATGACCGGTTAGGAGTTCTCCGCAAAACCTGGTACGGCATGGAGATGATCTTCAGTCGCTTCATCACGTATATCACGGGGCGTGGCGAGCAGGCGGTTGCATCCATTGGCTGGCAGGAGCTGGGTAACTGGGCAACCGGCCTCACAGTCGATAATCGCCAGCAAATCGTTTACTGCAATGGCTCCTGGTACAAATACCTTGGCGAGCTTGAGCACGTCATTTCCGGAGATTCTCCGGAGAACGATGGCGGGGTGTGGTCTGCGGAAAACCCGACGGGAAAATGGTCGAACATTGGAGATGCAGCTCTTCGCTCAAACCTGGGTTCAGGCGACGGCCAAAAACTGATAGGAGAATACTCCAGCATCAGTGAACTGAGAGCAGCCACGCTGGACTATCACGGGCAGAAAGTAAAAGTTAAATTCTGGGACATAGAGCTGGGTACGGCGCTTGTTAACGTATTTTATGTTTACGATGCCAATGATAATGCTTCTGTTGATGATGGTTACCGGACAATAGTCAATGCGGCAGGCCAGCGCTTTAAAGCATTGCTCAACGATACCCTTGATTTACGTATCGTAGGGTTGCGTTCGTACGGCGATAACCTGGGCACCGCCTTTAATCGCGCTCTGGAAGCGGAGCTGGCACGTGTATTTGCCGCCGATTCCGCAATGAAGATGGCGACAATTAAACTCCCGGCGCTGACCTCGTTTGATGACCCCAACGTTTCAACATATAACGCTATTCTGAATGCCTCCATCGTGATGCCGTCATATACGCCCGTTGAGTGTGACGGGAATTATTTCTGCAAATTTAACCCGATTAACGATGTCGCCATTCGCATTACGAACACCATCGAAGGGGTGAAGCCGTCCCAGACCGTATGGCGAAACATGCAAGGCGTGAAAATGTTCGCCAATAAATCGGGGCAATTTCAATTAGTCGGTCCGGGCGCTACGGTCAGCCAGTCGGCCGGTATTCGGGTCGGTAATGACCGCGCTGGTGATGATGTACTCGATCTGCGGGACTTATGCCTGGAAGATGTCCAGATCCGTGCATTCCGGTATGGTCTGGATTGTATCTGGAATGACACCTATCTCCTGACCTACCGGAACCTGAAGTTAACCGGAAACTATTTCAACCTGTCATCCCTGCTGGCGGCAAAGCAGAATGCGGGGGAAAACATCCGAGTGGAAAACTGTCTTCTGGCGGATTCTGTTTCACATCAGGTTTACTGGAACTCCCCTGGCATTAACGTCACGATTGATAAGGTCAGTATTGACTACGCTGGCGGGAGTGCCTTCTATTTTGACAACGGGGCGCGCGGGTGCGACTTTCATACGCACGGTGGTCATATCGAAGGCTGGGATGGCATGCTGGTATTTCAGGTGGCCCAGCTGGTTGCCTGGTACAATCAGGCTAACGCCATCACCTTCAGCAACACCCCGATTAAAGCCGCCGGTACCTCACCGGGCGTCTGGGCACCACGCCGTAAAATTCTGCATTCCGGCCAGGTACTCCCCGGTCTTGGAACGCGGGTCACGTTCGAGAATAGCCCGGTATACTGGCCCGCCCCAGCTTCTGAGCCGCATGTAGCGCTGATGGGTTATACCGACCCGACGCCAGAGAATATGAAGGCGATATACCACTGCCCGAACTCGCCTTACCCGGATTGCCTGGTGAACTACCGCCAGTCAATGAACAAGGGACTTTACCGATTCGGCGGCACAGAGGGTGTTTCCGTTAAGGACCTGACAGACCCGTTAACCGGATTTACCTTCTCAACCAATGGCAACCCGTCAATTGTCTATGGCGGTGAAGACGCGGACGGTCTGCGACATATCATCATTAATTTCGATGCAACAACAACATGGGTTGAGTTGCGGAATAAAGGTCTTTACTACGCACTTGAGCGAGAAGCTGAAATTAATACGGCGATTTCCGTCATGATGGAAAATATCACTGAGGGAGACCTGACGCTGAATACGCGGTTCCATTATTACTACGGCGCAGCAAAAGCCTATGACGGTTACGAAGACGGAAGAACTAAAAGCCTGACTGCACTGCTGTCGGCAACGTATAACGGCATTAACACCCCCCTGACGACATCAAAATATGTTGGTGAGCAATCCGCCATGTCATATGTCCGTCAGGACAGCGCCCACCCGACGCAGGCGGAATACGTTCAGGCAGCAATTGTCCTGCGGGGTGCGAAAGGTCAGGCGCGTATCAAACTCCCGGCAATCTGGACAACCAAAGGCAGAGGCGCCGCCTTTGCTTTCAGCTAAATGAGGTAAATGATGGTTACTGCAAAATTTATGTGTTCGTACCTGTATCAGGCTTCCGATAATTCGCGGCTTGATGTGTATCTCGATCCTGTTCTTGAAGCCGGGAATCCCACGGGAAACGTGTCATTAACCCTGACTAATCCTGATGATTATTCAGCATTCGAGCAGGGGAAAACTTATCTGTTGAGTTTTGAGGATTTTTCAGCGTAATTAAATACCCGCCAGTAATGGCGGGTTTCTGATGACTATGTCCACGTCAGCGTTAAAACCTTTCTAAATCCTCCGCATTCAACCAGGATGTAACGGGTTCCGGCCGTATCCAGCCGGAAGTTATAGGAAATAACCCCTAAGTCAGGGATAGCGATAATCTTCCCGCGCGTGGTGGCGTTATTCAGTATCTCGACAGCATTAGTCAGACTTTTGACAGCAGAGGTAACTGTTGACTGGTCGGAACCATCAGACTGCGATGAGATAGAAAATGTTATCTGTCTGGCTGATACCGCATCTGTTACGGTGCTGTTATGTGGTCTGCGCACTGACAATGATACCGCAATATTGACGCCGGCGGCGGCGGAATATTCTCCCGTCCCGGCGATATAGCATTCCGGGTAAAATTTGCACCCGAAATAATTCACATTTGTAATTGTTACAGTCGGCATTCTACTGAAGGTGTTATTGTCAATAAGATCTACGGTACCAGAGGAATAACCAGTGTTATTCATCAGATTACCACCCACATCACCAAGGGTGGACTGATACATGTCAACGTTCTTGATAACTATTTTGTCCGGGTTATTCAGACCGGTGCGACCTTCAATAAATATTGACCAGTTGGCTGCACCTCCTACATTACCGCCAATAATCTTTCCATAGCGAACACCTGTAAAACCGATTGAGCGATATTTATTCCCCAGGCATTTATTGTCAGATAACTCCGCGCCGTAAATTGCAGTGGTCCTGCCAAAAACCAATACCCCAATTCGAAATGAATTAAGACAGTTGTTGTTGCTTACTGTCGCGACCTCACCATTCCCTCCGACAAAAATACCATCAACCCCATTCCCAACGCTGAGATTATTTTCAACGGCATATGTCTGTTTTGCTTCAAATATATCGATGCCATTATTTCCATTAAATTCAGCAATGCAGTTTCTGACATAGCCTTTGTTCACATACCCAAGACCAATTCCGATGTATCCATTCGATGATGCCCGGATGCCCTCAATCTCATGGTACCCACCATATGCACCACTGTCATGATAGAAGCCCGTCCAGCCATTGCCGATAGCCTCTACCAGTCCCGCAACCTTTATGTTCCATCCTTGAGTGCTATTGCCAATGCGAATGCCGTTATTATCGTACCCCTGATTTTTAGTAACGTATTGACCGGTATAGTGCTGATAGCGTGTACCGGAATCAAAAAGGGTGGCACCTGTACCATCGTTATACAACGTGATGTTATTGCCTGATATGGAGAGGATTTTATAACGTCCATCGCCAATATGAACAGGGTCTTCAGCAGCGAAAATTGACGCATCTGCAACAGGGATAATCCAGGCGGTGGAGGTGTTTACATCCGCGGTCAATGTGGTGCGGATTAAATTCCCATTATTGTTATAACGGCAGATACCTTTAAAAATAGCCTCAGTGGTGCCGACATACGTACCTTGAAGTATTTTTGCGCCCGTCAGTTTAAATCCGATAACCTCCACAGAGTCATGTTCAACCAAACCAGTAATGAGATGAGATACAAAAATCGGAGCTGCCCCCTCGTAAGAGGACGTGGGGACTAAGGACATATTACGAAAGCGTGAGCATCGCAGCGTAATTGCGGACCCTATCGCGTACTCAAGACCCTGGCCGTCCATCACCCAACCGAGGTCACGGGCTTTTAGATCGGCCGCCACCAGTGCTGCTGACCAGTCTCCGGATACGACCAGATTTTTATAGGCAAGCGGTGTAACGTAATTGATTGCATCCTGAACAGTACCTCCCTGCTCAAGGGCAACTATTGATCCCCCCATCCCCTCTTCGCTTGAACCCAGGTTTACGCGAATAACCCCGTCAATTTACAATCAGCTTTTTCAAAGGGTTACAACATGCTGATTGGCTACGCTCGGGTGTCTACCGGCGATCAAAACCTCGATTTACAGAAAAACGCACTGATTCGCGCAGAATGTGAGCTGATTTTTGAAGATACTGCCAGTGGGAAGAACGCCAAACGACCTGGATTGAGAAAGGCTATCCGCCGTCTTCGCCCTGGTGATTCGCTGGTGGTCTGGAAACTGGATCGACTGGGGCGCAGCGTACGCGATTTGATAACGCTGGTGTCGGAGTTGCTGGAGAGGGGAATACATTTCCGCAGCCTGACCGACTCGATCGACACCTCAACGCCAGCCGGCCGCTTCTTCTTCCACGTTATGAGCGCGCTGGCAGAAATGGAGCGCGAGCTGATCGTCGAGCGTACCCGCGCCGGTTTAGCCGCAGCGAGGGAGCAGGGGAGAGTAGGTGGACGGCGCCGGGTAATGACCACTGAGGTTGTGGAGCGATGCCGCAGGATGTTGGGTACGGGCGCAACCCGGCAGCAGGTAGCCGATGTGACAGGCGTGGACGTGAAAACAATCTACAAGTACCTCCCGGCGACTTGAAGACAAAGATTTCACTACTTTTCCTGATATGTTACGTTTGGCTTAATCAATTCATTCAGCTTTGAAAACAGTTTGGTTTGTTCGTGAACGGTAAGAAAACAATAAGTTTTGAGCAATTTTTAACTATTAACAGCAATCTTGTTTCCATCTCAGATACATGGGCTGACTTGTGGGCGTTAATTTTTCACACGGGTTTAAGCGCTGGAAGGCTGCTGAGTATTCGATATGATGATATTGATGGTGACTTGATACTGATACGAAAACAGGGTCACCTGAAGGAGCTACGTGTTAAATCAACCCCTCCAGTGGAGGCGATGATTGCTCGTAGAAGAGAACGCTATCCAGAAGATGTTTATTTATTTCAGAGTCATTCTAACCGTGTGAAGTACCATCGTCGGCCGGTCACTATAATTGCTTTCAACGCCGCTTTACATCGCGCCGCTAGATCATTACCAAACGTTAACGTAAGCAGTAGTAGCGCGAGAAACATTCCGGACTAAGCGCCTGTACAGTAGCGTGTGGCCGATGTGATAGGCGTGGGGGTGAAGACTATTTACAAATATTTGCCAGTACAATACGGCGATAAAAAATCCCCTTGAGCAGGCACACTCAAGGGGAAAATACTACATAACATCATTGCTGTGTGCGTCTTTGCGCTCGTCCATCTTCCAAGAAGATGCCTAAAGCTTCCAGATATTTCTGGTCTGAGCAGTTAAAACATTGGGTCGGTAGCCGATGTGATAGGAGGGGGTGAAGACGATTTATAAATATTTCCCTGCTCAATGTTGCCAGTCGAATTGAGGCATCAATGCGTTACGTCAGCGCCGATCATTGATAGCCACTGCCAATATTGATCTGCTGCACGCATGCATTTACTGTATTTATATACAGTAAATTTGACAGGGGGAAGTATGCCGCGTTTATACGAAATCGAGACGGCCTGCCGTAACGCAATAGATATCCTGCCTAACGGAAAGCGCATCCTCACCACAAGGCGATTTCTGCAGGAACTGGAGAGATATAACTGGCACTGGTCGCCACGGCAGGCTAACCAGTGGATAGAAGGCTACGTGACAACATTCCGCGACGTCTCAACTCAGGAAGGTGACGATCGCACGTTCCAGCTTTACAACCCAAATGGAGGGCTGTAATCGTGGGTTTTCCATCGCCAGCATCAGACTATGTGGAGGGACGGTTAACCGTCGATAAGCTATGCAGCATCGGCCCTAATACTCGGGTCGTACAGACTGAAACTGGTTATGCCGTAGTGGATTTCTCCGTTAAACCAAAGCAGCAGGACACGGTATTGATCCAGTACTCCGGCGGTACAGATTTTGCGAAAGTTATGGGGCACGCGTTTATTACACGGGATGGTGAGGCGCTGGAAGGCGAGGCATTGGACGACGTCGTAGTGTTAGGAATAGTGACATTCGTTATTAACCGGATAGGGAAGGATGATGATGATTCTCCAGTTATATGA